CACCGCCCAACAATGTCTGAAAAATATGATTACATCTCCTGCACTCAATGATACACAGGTTCATCTTGAAAAAGTTCGTTATTGTCTGATTTGTAATTATGTGTCGCGATTGGATTTCTCTCTTCAAAAGGAGTTTTTAAAACTCCGGTTCAACGCAATGCCAACAAACGATATTATCAAGTTTCTCTCGCACATTTGTAGTGAAGAAAATCTGTCTCATTGTATAACGAAACCCGATTTAATCGCGATTCAGCAATATTATCAGAATGATATTCGGAGTATGATTAATTATATACAATCTCAGTCTATCTTTCTTTTAAACAGTAAAAAACCCCTTTCAAAAACGAATTTGAAAATCATCCAAGACACAGTATGGGACGAATGTATCAAATATATTCATAAAAGCACCGAAGCGGAATTTGTGGATTACATTCAAAAAATCAGTATTACCTATAATACATCGTGGAACGAAATCATCATTTCATTTCTGTATTACTATATCTCTAAACATAATTGTTCTCTCAGCGACATCAATACCATTAAAGATATTATTCACTCAAATTATATTCCAAATCATATTAGAATGAAACATATATATTTCTTTATACAGAATACTACAAAATAAATTGAACTCGTTTTTAGAGTTAAATAAATCCTTAAATCATCATATGTCACTAGACGAAGATTGGGCGACCTTTATGACGGATGGCATCATTGCCACCGAAGTCAAACAACCCACTACAATTGAAAAAGCACCTGAACCCTCTAAACTTCATATTTCAACTCAAACGAAAATTGCCTATTTAAATACGGAGATTGATATTAATCATTTGTTCTGGAACTTGCCTATTATAGAATTTCATCATTCCGCTACTGGCATTCTTAAGAAGCAAATGAAACTCACAACATTAACACTTGAAGACACGCAGAAATATGAAGAACTCATTAAAGACCATTATAATGGTGTATTGGAGAACATTTCACTGAAAACGGAACCCTATAAATGCGTCCAAAAGGCATCTATTGGACTGTCTAATAAAGACGTTATTGGATTTAAATACTCCAATAATAAACGCGCATTCTATAATTGTGTGGCAATTGTAATGCGTATTTTAAACAATGATACGTATAAAGAGTTCCACTTGAAAATCTTCAATACGGGAAAGATGGAGATTCCAGGAATACGCGAAAGTCATAGTATTTATATTGCTTTAGACGAGTTTATGAAAGTGTTGAGAAACTTCTATCCAGATGTGAAATATACAACCACCATTCGGACAATTCTTATTAACAGCAATTTCAATACTGGATATGACATTGACCGCCAGAAGTGTTTCAATGTGTTGAAATCAAAATACAATATGATTGCGATGTATGACCCGTGTCTGTATCCAGGGGTCCAGTGTAAATTCTACTATAACAAACTCCATAAAACACAGGACGGGTTGTGTCGTTGTAAGAAACGATGTGGTAAGCGCGGAACAGGAGATGGTGAAAACCAATGTAAAGAAATATCCTTTATGATATTTAGAACAGGCAGTATTCTTATTGTAGGGAATTGCGAGGAGGCTCAACTGCGCGAGATTTATGATGTTTTGAAAGTCATATTTTATAATGAATATGCGTCCATATTTAGCGAAGAAGCAGACGTGGATGACAGTAAAACCACATATACATCCTCCACTTCGTTTTCAAGAAAATATCGTTCAAAAGTGATGTATGTAAAATAATTCGTAAAAATCCAAAATATAAAATGAATTGATAATTTAAATATCTTTTTTAGGAGAGAAAATGTCATATCGTCTTCCATCTTCTGCCACTTTAGAACATGCCGTCAAAATCGCGATTCAAGATGATAAACCCATTATGATGGATTATTGGACGGATTCGCTGGATAAAAAGGTAATGATTGGGCTTCGTGAGGGAACCAATGGAGAGAAAGGAGAGAAACTTCTTGTGCGTAGCGACGAGGAATATACGAGCAACATTTCCAAAATCTATGCCGTAGAGACGGACTTCATCATCGCCACGGAGAACTCCATTTATATTGTAAGCAAGGACATTCCGAAGAAGCGCATTGCTTAATCTTCTTTTTTATACATTTCTATAAAAAAGATGGACTATAATATTTCCTTTAATTTTTCCACTTTATCTAATGCTATAACAGCGGGAAACTCCACTTCAAAAATAATAATCATATTGCCTTGTTGGTCATCTCTCTTGACCCCCATATTCGGAATCAGTTTTGTATAGTTGTTTCCTATTACTTTTCCGGCCGCATTATTGATTTTATAGGTCTTTCCATCCACATAGAGCAAATCAAAGGAGAACCCACATAGCGATTCTTTAAGAGTGATTTTCTTTCTTAAAATGAGGTCTAAACCTTGTCTCTGAAATACTGTATCATTTTGAATGCGCACATAAATACGAATGTCGCCCTGTAATATAGGCGGTGCGCCTTGTTTAATCTGTGCTTCACCGTATTTTTGTACGTGTCCTTTACTTTCAATAATGATGATTTCACCGTCATCAATTCCCGCTTTAATAGGAACATAAAATGTTTCCTTTTCGGATTTGCGTTCTTGTTCTTGATGGTCGTATATCCATCGTTCTATTTCAACGGGTTGCGACAAACCGCGAAATGCTTGGGTCATTGTGATTTTCAATTCTATATGAATGGGTTCCGGTTTTTGAATGGTTTGTCTAAATTGTATATTAACGGGACGACCATTTTGGAACATTTGAAATCGCATACCACCGCCCATTTGCGAAAACATTTGTTGGACAAAGTCGGGCATATCAGGCATCCCTGTTTGTTTGCGGTCATAGTTTTCTTTTGCTTCTTGGGTTCCGATTTGACTATATGCTTCATTGATTTCTTTGAATTTGGAATCATCTCCGCCATTCTTATCAGGATGATATTTCAGCGACAATTTGCGATACGCCTTTTTAATTTCATCTGGCGATGCGGTTTCTTCTACACCTAAAACTTTATAAGCATTCATTAAAAAGATATGCGAAAATAATATATAGAGGAATACGAATTATATTTGTATATGACAACCCCATTTATTCAAAAATATATTCCGCGTCGTGTTGATGAACTCTTTTTGGATGATTCATATATCCAATTCATTCGCCGTTTGATTGATATGGATAGTTTAAATATCTTATTTCAAGGGGAAGATGGATATGGTAAAACCTCTGTTATACGATGTATCTTAAATGATTATATGGCGAAACATTTAAACACTGATTACGAACACAAAAAAAACATATTTATGAGCGATAATGTAATGTGGCTCAATCAATGGGACGAAAATATTCAATCGTGGCGCGAAACACTTGTGATGTTCTGTAAGAAAATACAGCAATTTCAATGTAAAAAGTTGGTTATTCTTGATGACATTGATTTATTAAATGTGTCATTTCAGCAAATCATTCGCTCTATGATAGAAGAATATTCCGAAAAAATCCATTTTATTTGTTCTTGTAAAAATCCGCAAAATGTGGTGGAAACCATCCAATCACGATTGTATATGGTGCGCCTACATCCCATTAAGCGGTCTAATATAGAAAAAATCTATACTAAAATTGTGGATGAAAACAGATTAAATATTACATCAACCGCAAAACAATTATTATTAACTCGTTCAACCGATGTAAAACATCTGATTTCCAATTTGGAAAAAATCAAATTGCTGAAATATTCAGTTGTAAATACTAAAGAATTGAGAGAAATCCTATTAAATATCCAATATGCCGATTTCGTCCAATATATGGAATATTGTACTGAATGCGCGAAGACATTTGATAATGACTTATTCCGTCGTTCATATCAAATCTTAGAAAAGTATTATCACGACGGTTATTCCGTCAATGATATATTAGAAGAATTCTTTTTGTTTTTGAAACAGTTCCACGAAGAAGAAGACACTATTAAATATAAAATTGTCATCTGTCTTATGGAGACGATTAGTATATTCCATACAATGCACGAACATCCCGTTGAACTCGTATTTTTCACGAATAATTGTATTCAGAAATTAACGACGATATCTCATATAGTAGATGGCACCCACTAAACCCATTAATACAGTCGCACCACCTATATTCCAATATGCGTCGGCAATGGTTTCTCTTAAATCTCTCTCTCGGCGTTCTGAACTCGCCTCTTCATCAATCGGATTTAATACGGGCATTTCAGGAATGCTATTCAAGTTTTGAGACACAAGTTGTTTAATGGATTGACTATCACTTGCCAATGTATCCAAGAGAGAATTGACCTCGCTCATTTTCTGTTGATATTGCTGTTGCTGTTCTCTGAACCGAATATCATATTCCGTATCTGTGGAGGGGTCACTTTGTTCAACCGCTTTGAGATTTCCCAAACCATTTGTGTTTGCCGTCATAATAATGCTGTCACTTGCGCGTTTATAATTCTCCAAATTCTGTTTCATTTCTCCGAGTAACATAGAAAAGTGTTGAATATCATTTTGAATTCTCGCATCTGCGACATTACTCTCTATATAACTCATTTCTTTTTACTTATATAATAGAATAAGTAAAAATTACTGAACACAAACCCGATAATATTTCGTATAAATGGTTGTTTTGCTCGGTCTCAATATTTCGCAGAGTTGATGAGGTCTTAATCCAATTGCGATGGCAACGGGGTCAAATCGCGATATTTCTGGGAACTCCTTATCGCGTTTAATATTGTATTCTTTCATAACTTCTTGTTTTTGTTCGTTCGTTAAAATGATGTGTTTCGGAATCATCGTATGTTCCAATATATTAAACAATAGACGCTCCAAATTATAAATGGTTATGAATATAGATTGTTGTATAAACACCTCTTTCAGGGTATTCATTAAGGTCTCATTCGGTTCGCCCTTTACAATATAAATCAACTGGTCGGATGGTTTCAATTTCTGTTCTGCGTTATAGAGAAATTCAATATCGTCATTGATAATGGTCGTATTCAAATTCTTTGTAATGTTGTATTTCACAAATACAGAACTATCATTTTTAGAATGTTGAATATACATATTTAATTGGTCGTTTTTGTAGAGAATATAGATTTCAGATATACTAAAGTCCTGATATTCACTTGTATTAAATCCCCGAGATTGGAGTTGTTGAAGAAGGATTTTACGGGATTTATACAAATTGGATATCGTAATACTATCTTTCGTTACTTCTGACATTGTGTAGTATATATTTACTGGATATATATTTATTTCAATTTTGTGCTAATGATTGCGTGAATAATCTTCGTTTGTGTCTTGTTGTTGAATACTTCAACCGTTTCAAAGTTCTCTTTGAGGAGTTCAACATTATAATTGTGTGGCAATTTGAGAACAACATATTTGACTTGTTTCTCTATAAATAGTTTAACCAGTTCTCTCAACCCGAATTGATTTCCTTCTTCATCATATACATAAAGTTCATCAATCGTCATTAATTTATTATAATTACTCCCACCCCATGGAGCATCAATATATGCCATCCAGTCGCCCGTTAATTCGTCTGTTTTTATCCATTCCAGCACATTTAGATTATAGGGTTTTATTTTATCCATTAGTCCCTCGTTTTCTTCATTATAGACCGCAATGTTATTCATCAGACAGCTGTATCGGACGGCATCAATTTCCGTTGTGATGACATTATCTACAAAATTCATTGCGAAATAAATAACATCGGTTCCTAATCCACCCGTTGCGTCCATTACACCGCCCACCTTTGGATAATTAGCATTCAAATGTTGAACGAGTTCTTCATTGACTTTATAGGGGGTAATATAAGTCAATCCATCGCGGTCATATTGTAGCAATTGATAACTAGCGGCGTTTTTCAATGGAGGGAAATACCCGCGATGTATGGCGGATTTAATTCCTGTTTGTATCTCCGTCTCTCCTACTTCTGTGCGAATAAGAGGTTTTTCTAAAACGGCATTTGACTTTCTAAATATACTCTTTTTCATTTCTATAGATTGATTATCTAAATAACCCAAATCATCTTTAAACTCTAATTGAGAACCATATTTCTGATAATTCTGATGATTAATAATTATGCTATTCAAAACGCATCGCATATATTCCGGTAATTGTTTATAGATTTGAAGTGCTTTCTGTTGTGCTTGTTTGGCAATCTTAAATAGAGTGTCCTGATTTCCGTCTTTCATTATCTTTTTCATAACACTATCCAAATTAGAGAGGTCCGCTTTCACGCTTAAATAGTGAATATTTTCTTTAAACATTGTGTCATACCACATTTCAAATTTGTGGCGACTTTCCACCTTAATGACACAGAACCCTCTCAAGTATAATCCTAATAGACGATATGCGGCCGAATTGCCGTCCACATAGAAAATATAGCGATATTCCTGTTGCTTTTCCATATTCATTTTTGGAGAGAGTGAGAGAGAAGTTGTTTGATATTTATCCAATTCAGATATTCCCGTTTTTGGACGAATGAAATCCATTTTTCCTGTGGAGGAACAAATGCGGTCTCTAACTGCCCACGAAGTAAGACCCACGTCGGCATCTTTATTACCTGTCAGTTTTTCCACTAAATCAATACGCTGATTGTCTACGGCGGAAACACCGGTTCCAGTTGCTGAACCACGGAAAACCACTTGTTTTTTCTTCGCATCCCATTCATCTTTTGTGATTGGTTTAAATTCATCTTTCATCAATTTAATATCATCCGGTGTTGGCATAGGAATATCTAAATAGTCTGGATGAGAACAGAACGATAATATAGGTATCATTGATTGAGTGCGGTTCATCACTTTGTCTTCTGGCAACATATCCATAACTGATTTCCATTCTTCTCTATTCTGTAATAATAAGAAATTGGGATGTTTCAAGTCCGCGCGGAGAGAAGGGTAATCACGGCGATTAATGAAGAAATCCACGTCGGCAATAGAGGAATTCCCTTCTGTCATCTCTTTAATATTTTGTTCTTGAATGGCGACCATTAAATTATGAATAGGTGTTATAAATCCCATTTGTTCAAAAGTTATAATTTCCAAATTACCCACAAGAGAACCATTCACATACCACTGTTTAATAGGCAACCATTCTTCTTTTTTGGTATTTATAAATCCTGCGAGTTTTCCAATATAACTGTCTCGTAAATTCTTATATTCGCTCATTCCGTATTTTTCAACCCACCAATTGAAATCTTCGGGGAAGGGATTTTCATATGTTGTATTAAAGAACGGAATGAATTTCACTAATTGTCCGCGTCTGAATGAAACATAGATACCATTCTTAATAATATGATACATATAAAGGAATGTCTTATGTATTGCGTCCACATATTTCTCATTTGTGGAGTTCTCATTATCCACAGAATAGACTGGATGACGAATGCGTTTAGACACATTTCCAGTATCTATATTTTGATAATCAAACAGAGTATTAAATAGTTTGGTGCGAACACTATATTGCGATTGTGGTGGAACATATGTATTGTTGTCTATTTCAATCTCAGCAACGTGTTTATCTGTTATAATGTATATTCGTTCAATGGGTTCAGGATCATCC